CGATTCTCTAGCATTTCAGCCATTACTTAGCACCAATCGGTCCTCTAATTTCTTTCTTATCACTTCTCCCGTATGGGAAATAAGGTACGATAGGAATAATCTCTTTAGCTGACGCTCTCTTAGCTGCGTCTATGGCTAAATTTAAAGACATTATCAATTCTGATGATGTTGGTGAGCACAGTAAATATACACGTTTACCCCTAACACTATCAACGAATTTAACATCTATTTCATTATCTGAAAAAACTTCAATGTCAATATTACCGTTAGTTAAACTTTCATCCGAAGTGGAATTCTTATTAAAATATTTAATAACACTTTTTACTAACACATCCCTTTTATCTAAACTAAATATAACTGATTTCATATAAACTTTTAATTAATAATAAAACAAAGATACAAAAAATATTTATTAAATACAAGAAATAATATATTATTTTTAAAAAATTAACCTTTTTGATAATTATTATATATTTATTAATGTAATAACAATGTGGTAACAAATAAAATTATGAAAAAAGATGGGATTAAAATACGTATAGATTCTAAATTAAAAGAAAAATTTAAAGGTATATGTGAAGAGGAAGGATTAACTATGTCAAATAAAATTATTGATTTCATTCTATCTGAAATTAAAAATAAATCTAACAATAACCTAGAGGAACAAATTTTAAATTTTATAGGACACCCAAATTTAAAATTAACACAAAAACCAATATTCGTGATTGATACAAATGGAAATATTGTTAGTAATGATTCATCGGGACGTGTGATTCAAGTATCAACATATCAAATTAATTTAGAATCATTTTTAGAAATTATAGAAAATAAAAATGTTTATTTACATTTAAATGGTAGCAATATAAAAAATGGTTGTATTAGAGCTGCTATAATATGAGGAAATTAACAACTGAAGAGGTTATAGAAAGATTTAAAAATATACATGGTGATAGATATGATTATTCTAAAACTGTTTATACCGGAGCTAAAAATAAAATGATGGTTACATGTTTGGAACATGGTAATTTTACTGTTATCTTAGATAAACACGTTAATGGTTCTCATTGCCCTAAATGTGTATCAATATACTATAATGAAATTTTTAAGAAAACAACTGAAAATTTCATTAATGAATCTAATGAAATACATAGGAGTAAATATAATTATTCTAAAATTAAATATATTAATAATAAAACTAAAGTAACTATTATATGTCCAGAACATGGGGAATTTGAACAAAGAAGTGGTTCACATTTAGAGGGGTATGGTTGCCCTATATGTAAAGAATCTCAAGGTGAAAAGGAAATAAGAATCTGGTTAAAAGATAATAACGTTAATTACATACCACAACATAGGTTTGGTGATTGTAAAAATATTTATCCATTACCATTTGATTTTTACCTACCGGAGTTAAATATGTGTATAGAATATAATGGTGAGCAACATTATAAACCCAACCACTTTTTTGTTACAAATGAAGGTTTTATTGCTTTACAATGTAGAGACCAAATTAAATTGAAATATTGTAATGAAAATAAAATCCGATTAATTATCATTAAATATAGTGATAATATTTTAAGTAAATTACTCAAAATCACCATTTAACTTTTTTAATAAATGCTTACCATTACAATGTTTCAACCAACCATTATATGAATCATATGATAATTTATTCTTATTATATTTCATCATTTTACCAAATCTTTTCTTAATTGATTTTCTAAGTAAAATATGTGTATGAAAAAATACATAACCAAGAAAATCAATACCTCTGACAGCAATCGGGAATATTTGGTAATCACCCTTTATTGTTAAATCCAAATGATTAGTTAAATAATCTCTAATATCATTTAATAATGAATGTAAATATTTTTTATCAGAAGATAATATTACCATATCATCAGCATATCTAAAATAATATTTAACTGATTTACCCTCTTTTAACCAATGGTCAAAATACGTGAGATATAGATTAGCAAAATATTGACTTAAATAATTACCAATTGGAATACCATCAACACTATCTATAATTTCATCTAATAACCACAATAAATCTTTATCCTTTATTTTCTTTCTAATTATTTGTTTTAATATATTATGATTAATACTTGGATAAAACTTTTTAATATCTAATTTAAGACAATATTTAGTATCATCAACATCCTTTAAAGCATTTTTAAGTTTATTTACAGCAGCATGAATACCCCTTCCTTTTATACAACTGTAAGTATCGGATGTAAATGTTTTAACAAATATTGGTTCTAACACATTCATTATAGCATGATGAACAATTCTATCTGGGTAATAAGGTAATGAATAAATTAACCTTTCTTTTGGGTCAAAAATCTTAAAAGTTTTATACGGTGACGTTTTAAATGTCTTATTTTTCAATAATAAATGTAATTTTAAAATATTATCATTAACATTTTCATCATGTTCAATAACACCTTTACTTTTAGTTTTACCCTTTCTGGCTTTAATGTCGGCTAACATTAAATTATCTAAAGATATTATCTTCTCATATAAGTTATTATAACGTTTCACCCTTTGTTAATAATAGAAGTGTTCTCACAAGATACTAACATCTAATTATTATTGTTATTTTTCACCATGTTGGTGTGGTTCATATCACTAGATTTTTAACAAGTTGCTGATGGTACATTCATGTTAGTATTATTGTAATTCGTATTATAATAAGTAAATAAGTAAACACGTGACCTATGATATCCAACCAATATTTTTACGAAATATAAAATTCCTTATATTCATCAAAGGCTATCTTAACACAATATTCAGCTAATTCTCTATTTTTCATATAAAGGGCCGATGGTACAGCCATGTAAGTATCAGTGCAACTCGTAGTATAATAAGTAAACACGCTATTTTTCATGTGAAAATAGTTCCAATATTTATATTCACTTGAATTGGTAAAATTTGGTTCCCACCCTTCATTAAGAGCTTTAATAATTATTTCTAATTTATATAATGAAATATAACTAATTTCTTTTGATTTCGATAAATCAGGTAGTTTGTTTGATATATTTAAAACATCACAAGCATCGTCAAAACATTTAACCTTATCCATGATAGACTTTTCTTTATCGAAATATTTCAATAAAACCTTTTTTTGTTTATCATCAGACGCTTCAAACATTTCTGTAATTTCGTTACTAGTAAGTTCAACATCACACCCAAATGGATTTCTGGTAGTATACCATTTAATTTTACCTTTCCAATCTGAACAGGCTATATCATAAATTTCTTTCAGATTTTCTTTAGTAATAGTTTGATTTTTCATAATAATATTATATTTTTAAATTAGAATACAAATATACGAATAATATTTGACTTATACAAATATTTCTTGTCTACCATATGGAAAATAAGGTAGTATTGGAATAATCTCTTTAGCTGACGCTCTTTTAGCAGCATCTATTGCTAAGTTAAGTGTCATGATTAGGTCACAGTCAGTTGGTGAACATAGGATGTAAACACGTTTACCCCTAACACTATCCTCATATTGTGCATTAACTTCACCATCAGAAAATGCACTAACCGCTACGTTACCCTTATTAAGGGTTTCTTCTGAAGTTGAATTTTTATTGAAGAACCTTACTACATCATTAACGAGTTTAGTTCTCTTATCTAATGTAAAAATTATCGATTTCATATGTTTTGTTTTAGATTACGAAGATAGTGATAATATTTCACACTACCAAATTTATTTTTTAATCCAATTTCTTTCGTAGCTCCTAGTAACATAGTCACCCGGTTCAAAAGTTGAAAGATTTAGTATTATATCTAACGCTGTTGGTAGTTCAGATATTAACTTATCCCATTCAGTTCTTTGTTCTTCTGAATATCCATCTTCTTCCCAAGTATCATCTGGACCAACCTCTTTAGTCTTACCATTAAGGATTAAATCCACATCCTCATACATATCTTGATTACCGAATAACCTATTCGCATCAATAATTGGTATGTTATTGTGTTCTGTAATATTAAGTTGTTTAAGTAACTTAATATGGTCTTCTGTTAGTGTAAATTTATTTATGCTCATCTTATAAACTATTTTTAATTGCTTCTAATTTTTCTGTAACACGTCTCTTAATCTCATCCTCTACCTTAGAGGATATTAACTTAGAAACTATCTCTTCAGCTACTTTATCAATCTTATTATCAATAACCTGATTAAGTAACCTGTATTCTTTATCAATCTTTTCTAATATACTATCTTTCTCAACCCTGAAACCGTGTTCTATATAAGAACCTATTTCATCTATAAGAAATGCTTTAATCACCTTTTTAGCTTTTTCAGGTGTTACTAAATCACCATCTTGTTCGTAACGTAAACCATCTTCATCAGGTTCAGGTACATTTTTTATTGGTATAAATTTACCGTTATTTGGTGGTAAAGCCATTTTACTCACTTGTTAAGTGCACGTTATTCATTACTTCTTCCCAATCACTCATCGGGTCGAAACCAGCTTTATCCTCTAATAATACATTAAAGTAAAACTTACTATCGAAATGACCATAATTTCCATCCTTCGTTTCAACTTCAGGATTACGGTTAAAATAATCAAATATAATATTATTTTCCCTGAACAAAACATCATATTTTTCAATATCACTAGGCTTTGAACAAGTATACATAATCAAAATTATATCATTACGCTTGGCTAACATCTGTAACACTTCTTTAGCTAGAGGATAGAAATCAACTGTAATACCATCATTACTATGAGTGGAATGAAATACTGTACCATGTAAATCAACGGCAAAATATAGTCTATCCCAACCACGTTGTTCTTTAATATCGAACGCTTTATTTATAGCTTTAATAATACTCATAACACAAAGGTAATAATTTATTTACCAAAAAACAACTTATTTATTAAAATAATCTCGCAATAATTTTCGCCTCTCTTCAATATGTTCTGTAATCCACTCGTAACCAGCATCCACCCTCTTATCTTCATAAGTGAAATAATGACATAATGGTAGATTTGATGTACATAAAACTCTACATAAATCTAAGTTGGATTTTAACTTGATATCGATAGCCTTTTTAATTTTATCTTCGAAACCATCGATTGGTTTATGTTTTGATTTAAGAGATTTTCCCAAATGTTTAGCACTAATACCTCGTAAGCCACGCAAACGCTCATCTTTAGTTAATAACCAATACCAATAAGCTTCAATACAAAGGAAACTACCCTCACCGGGGAGTCGTATTGGTGTGTAACTAAAATTACTTAACCATTTACCTACTTCTGTTTCAGCTTTAGAATAAATATTGATGTGTGTTACACCATCAGGACCACTTATAATCATAACTTGCTAGGAATTTACGCAGTGTTTTACCACCACTATGTTCGAATCTTAGCCCAAAATCTCTTATATTATCTGGATTATTTACAGCCGTATCAAGAATCTCATCTTGCGTCATAACACCTTCATAAAGGTCAAACACCTCTTGCAAGTCATCTAGATTCTGAACCCACATAAATGCTTCATTACCATCAAACCAAAATTTTGGAAAATATTTTTCTTCACTCATAATATTTGATTAAAAAAGGGGTAAGTATTTGACACTCACCCCCTCTGGTTAATTAAAACCTGAGTTATACTAATTGATATTCGGATTCGGATACGATTGCTCGTTCACGAATCTCTTCAAATGTATATTGTGTTAATATCTGCCCATTTTCGAATACTGGTACTAATTCATCTTTAGCCTCTGTATATCCTTCATCCTTAGAAGTTACAGTGATGTAACCTTTGTTAGTTAAAACTAACTTCATACGTCCAGATTTGGATTTTTTGAAACTCTTTTGAATATTACCATCAGCATCAATTTCTGTTGGTGACTTAGCCACGTCTCTTTCAATACCATTCACTACAACGAATGCAGCTTTGAATGCGAAATTAAGTGAGTCACGATTGATGTCTGCTTGAAGTAATTTACCACCCATACCGAAAACTAAGTTCTCAGCAGATATTTTATATTCTCTAAACATGTCATAAATGTCTGCGATGGAATAAATGTTCACACCGTCACCCTGAATAACTCTAATTTGAGGTGGTAACACCTTATACCCCTTAGAGTTAGTCGTATAACCGAATTTATCGAATAAAATTTTGAATATTTCTACTAGTGTTCTTTTTGGGTCACCTGAATCAGGTCGAATAACCAAGTGGTTACCCGGTGCTGATGGCCTAGCAAGAATCTTGGCAATCAATTTATCACCCCAATAATCAGAACAAGCTCTTAAGATGTTGTAACTGTCAGATACACATGCAACAATACCCGTTGGGAATTGGTCTAGCACACGTTCAAACATTTCAACTTCACCTTCTTCACCCCTGAACGGAGCTATACCACTTTCAACCGATGCACCAGCACCAGTGCATATTACCATGTGTTTTGCGTTTCTTATTGATTCACAAACTCTTTTAATTCTATCTTCTAATAAATTTTCCATAATTATTGTTCGTTTTCATTTTCTTCTTCTGGATATTGCATATGCCCACATAGTGAACATTCTTCCCACTCACCATTACCAAACGGTAATAATTCACCGCCACACATTTCACAAGAATCTTCCATATTATTATTTATTTATACATTTTAACATTGATGTCATCATATTGGTAACTACCAGTTGTTTAGGCATCCCCATAAATGCAAATTGCATTTGGAATTCGAACACACCTAGATTACCATCAGTATCCTCATATATATCAACTGATAAAAATGGTATATCAACACCGAATAACGATTCAAGGTCTTTAACAACTGATTTAGCAAATGATTCTAAAGCTTCTGGTGGGTCTTCTAAGTATGTACCAGATTCTTTTCCATTAACAGATAAATTATTCTGCCAATGGTCCTCAGTACCTACTCTATGGTAGACCATTACTTCACCGTTTTTAAATACTAACACCCTAAATTCAGTTTTAATATCAATTTTTTCTTGGAACATAAAATCACCATCAGAAAAACTATCGAATGTCCAATCGAATCTATCATCAGCTTTACTTGACCCAAATGATACAAATTTTGATAGAGTGTCAAATTTATCTTCATTAGATATATTTCCATCTAACATCACTTCCAAAAATTCATACATGTCTTCACGTTCTAATAAAACCTGTCCTAGACCTCTAGCTCCATTATCAACTTTGATAACTATATCTTCATATTGAGGTGGTATCTTCGAATAAGGGAAGAATCTAACGGCATCAGATTTGTTAACATCATCATCTAATAAAAACCACGCTTTAGGTGTTCGAATATCTAACACGCTTAACATTATGTTTTGTATACGTTTAGGGTATCGATTAATACCAAATGATTTATCAAATAACATATCATTTAATATATTATCAACTGGTTGACTATCAAAATTGAAATTGATTACACGTTCACCTCTATCGATTAATCTTCTTACACTATCTATATCGTAAACTATTGTGTAACCCAAATCCATTAATGGTTCATTAAAACCACTATCACCACTTACATGTATATTTTTTTTTTCCATATTATAAATTTTTACCTATTTTACTACATCTAGTACTAACTTGTTGCTTTCTATTATAATAGTATGTTGTATAGCATTCTATTTCTAAATCATATATTTGTGTTACCACTGATTTATCACGTACAAAGTAAGTCTTTCTTTCGTCATACCATGATTTTTCTGTAGTGAATATAGTCCCTTGTGTTGGGATATATTCATGTAAAGTTGCAGATGAATCTGTAATAGAAACCCAAGATGGTCTTGGTTCCGGCCTATCGTATAATATATCATTCAATAACATATATAAGAAAATAATAAGACCACTTGATAATATTATCCACTTAACTACTCTTTCTAATTTTGAACCATTCATTTTAATTTTCATAATCTATTTGTATCTGTTAAATCAATTGTGTATTGAGGAACTGGTCTTTTAATAATCACCTCTTCATAAGGTTCATTAACCACCTCTTCTAGGTTATCATCCATCCTATTACAATGCTTAATTGAAATTACTATTAGTACTATCAGTAACACTGTTGTTAATAATGGTGTACATCCAATAGTGCACCCTGTATTTTCGCTCATAATAAATATTCTTTTTGTAAATATTCTGGTAATTTCTTAATTTCTGAACTACTATAATGTAGATACTCAACATCACAGAACAAAGTCACCATTTTAATATCAGGTTTGATTTGTTTAATGAAACTATAAAACCTTTGCTCAAGTTCTAAATCACTAGCATTACGTAACCCTCTAACCAAAGTAATAGGAAGACCTTTCTTCTCTAATGATATTATATAGTCAGTTACTAACCCATCATATGTCATTACCCTATCCTTTAAGATATCTGGTATAGACCATGTTGGTGCTGGTTTAGCAACGTCACGACCTCTAGCTATAAGCACATCTTCGAATATAGCTTCAGCTTTCTGAATAATGTTGTAATGTCCCTTATGAAAGGGGTTGAATGAACCAACGTATAAACCTACCATAATTATTTTATTTTAAATTTTTTCTTTATAATAACAAAGATATAAAATTATTATTAATAATTCAAGTTTACCTTCTAATATTTACTATTTATTTTTATTACCTATATTTATTTGTATGTGTATAACAGAAGAATTCATTAAAAAAACAATACCAATACACAGTGATAAGTATGCTTATTCTAAAGTAAATTATATTGGTTCTAAAATCAATGTGATTATAGTGTGTCCAGTTCATGGTGAATTTGAACAATCACCTAATAGTCATTTACAAGGTAGGGGTTGCCCTAAATGTGGTATTATTAAACGTAAAAATAATAGAACAAAAACCACAAAAGAATTTATTATTGAAGCTAAAATTATTCATGAAAATAAATATGATTATTCATTAGTTAAATATATAAACCTAAAAACCAAGGTTAAAATTATATGTCCGGTTCACGGTAAATTTGAACAGACACCAAAATCCCATTTACTCGGATGTGGTTGTAGGAGATGTGGTCGAATAATTTGTGGAAATAAATTACGGTTAGAAACTAATATTTTCATAGATAAAAGCAATGAAATCCATAGTAACAAGTATGACTATTCTAAAGTTAAATATGTCAACTCAAATCATAAAATAATTATTATATGTCCAGTACACGGTGAGTTTACTCAACAACCAACTCACCATTTAAGTGGTTCTGGTTGTCCAATTTGTTGTGAATCTAACGGTGAAAAAATAATTAGATTATTTTTAGAAGATAATAACATTAATTATATGCCACAACATAAATTCTCGAATTGTAAAAATGTACTACAGTTACCGTTTGATTTTTATTTACCTGAACTTAACACATGTATCGAATATAATGGTAGACAACATTATGAACCCATTGAGTATTTTGGTGGTGAAGAGTCTTTACGTAAACAACAATTAAATGATAAAATAAAAATGGAGTATTGTTATGATAACAATACCCCATTAATTATAATTAAATACAATGATAATATTTTAAGAATGCTACGTAATATTTAATCATTTTGTGTAAAACCCATTGAAGTTTTATTAGCTTCTAACTGGCTGCTGTAGAAACCTTTATATGTTTCTTTGATTAAGGTTAAGGTTTGTTTTAAATCCCAATTTTCATCATCTTCTGCCATCTCTTTGATGTTCTCAGCTAAGTTGGCTATGAAAGCTCCAGTTACATTGATTTTTTTACCGTGACTATCTTTACCTTTAAGTGCAGCATACACTTCCTTAACTCGCCATTTCTTTTCTAGGTGAATATTACATACATCATTGATTTGTTCTTCTTTAAGATAACCAAAATCTAATGTCATGTTAAATCTACCCGGTCTCTCAGCAGCTTTATCAACTAAACCTTTATCGTTGGTTGAAGCTAAGATACTAATCTTATTTTTCTTCACACCATCAAAGAATGCTAAGAATTGACCTAAGATACTGGTGTAACCACCTCTATCTCTTGAACCTAAGTATAAATCGATATCATCGATAATTAATACTCCGGGGTCAAATATATTACATGACTCTAAGATTTGTGTTAAATCTTTTATATCATAGAATTCAGGTATGATGAATGTTGCGTCACCTAACAATTGGTAGATGATTTTTCTAATTGATTCAGTTTTACCAGTTCCCGGTGTTCCGTTCAATAGATACCTTGCTGTTTTACCACGTCTAATTCTATTCACAAAATGTGTAAGGAATTGTTTTTGTGTATCATTCAAGATTATATCTTGGTTGAAGTCTTCAAGGTCAAGGATTTCGATGTTCTCGAATCTACCTTCCCAAAGAGTTACCTTCAAACATTTACCCTTATACTCAGAATTGTTATAAGCAATTGATTTGAACGCAATAAACAACTTTTGATAGTCATCATTAACCAAACCATTGTTGGTTGTCATAACTAAAGCGTGACATAACTGACCATAGTTGTTTTTAAACTGTCTGGTTTGAAACATAAGTGAATCATCAACCTTATCCCAATTTGCGTTAAACCACCAAGGGTTAATATCTATTGGACTTCCACCGAATGTTATTCTATTTGCATTCTCGGTAATGAAACCATATGAATTAACTTTTATACCATTGGTTTCCTTATTCAAGCATTTAAATAAGAAGTTATTAATAATAGCGAATTCAATAATTGAAATACTACGTTCATACATCTTTGATTTATCACCTTTTTTAACACCTTCGTCAGATGGTGTCCTACTTTGGTCTGAACCACTAGCACCTTCGGTTACACATTCTTCATCACATGGTTCCGTAAGCCGTGGGGCTTCTACTTCTTCACATACTTCTTCACATTGCCCATTACTTGGGGTTTGATTGAATAATTCTTTATCATCAGTGAAATTTATTTTCTTTTTTTTCATAAAACTATTTTTCGTGGTTTATATAATACTATTTTTTTTTCTCTTTCTCTTCGAGTTGAGATTTTAATCTCTGAAGGGCTTCTAAATCACCAAACGTGGCTTTCTTTGGCTTATTGAAGGCTTTCTTCACTCGGTTAATATCCTGTTCGGTTTGCTCACCACCAGACATTTTCCCTACTTGGTTAAAGAACATATCACCTTGTATTTGTCTCATTAACCAGCTGATGTGTTTATCGCCACTTAATAACTTAGCAACGAGCCATTCATATAATATATGATATACTGGTATTGACAAAAACGTGTCAGTATCTTCAGTTGTTACACCCATTACTTTACCTTTAAAAGCGTCAACTGCTGGATGTTCCAATTTCTCACTTGATTCACTAAACCCACTTTTAATATGAGCCATGGTTTTCTCAAAATATTCTTTACCACTCATCACTTCATAAGCTTCCGCTACTGATAGTAATGGTGCACCTGAGATAGCGCATTTGAATTTACCTTTTGGTTTATCCCACACTTTTTCGATTTTTCCCACTGGGAAATAAGCTCTAATTAAGTGATTTAGAAATTTCTTTGACTTTTCGCCACGGTGCATTTCATTCAACCGTTCATGAATCTTCTCGTCTGACATTCTTATCATATTAATAACCAATTATATGTTAATATTATTGTTGCTGCGTGTATAAATTGGTCAAACCCAATAACATTAAAAAATGCACTATAGTTCTTCCTCGCATAAAATTTACTCGTAAACTTACTTGTAATAAAGTCCACCATAACATGTAACCCACCATTAAACACACCAAAAAATAATATATCGTAAGCCTTTAACCCATTAAAACCTAGTATCATAACAGGGGTTAAAAAAACTAACCACGTTGCTGTGTAATGTGCTCCATGTAACATCAAATACCGTATATCCTTACCTTTGTTATCAGCAACAACACGAGTTTGGAGTATAAAATCCGCTAGGAAATGTACACATAATAATACAATAATATGAATCAATGTTACATCTATCATGATAATATATTTCTTACAATTGTTGATACTACTTTACCATCAGCTTGACCTGAAAATTTAGCGTTGAACTCTCCCATATTAATTTTCATAAAACAAAGATATAAAATTTATTCCAATAATTCAAGTAAAATTAAATTTTTATTCCAGTAATGTAAAGAAATTTACCCCTAACCTCTATATCACCCACGATATCAAAACCAACTTCACTTAATAAACCCTTTAATTCATCCTGTTTATCTACCGTATCATAATTCTTCGTAGGTTCAGCTATATGAATCATACCACCATATGTTAACACCCTATAAGCTTCCTTAACATAATCTTTATAGTTGGTTCCCCATAAAGCTAAACTAAATACAGTTACATCAACCGATTCATCACCCAGATGTTCACTCACATCACTTATATCACATGCTATAACACTATCATCACATGCTATATGGTCAAAACCTATCACCTCGTTTGATATACATTCCCTGAACTGGTTATCTCCACAACCAAAGTCAACCACCTTATGATTCTTATTCTTTATCTTAGTACCAATATATTCATATGGAATTTCTTCCCAATCACTCATCCGTGACCTTCTTAATTGATGATACCTAAACCATGAGTCTGGGTTATCATTAAATTCTTTATTCATTGTAGAAGACCTAGTTGTTTTACCCCTTCTATTAAATTCAGATAATTCTGAATTAATTCGTATTGCACGTTCTAAAACATCATCTACAATCATAGGAAAATGATGGCTTGAAACTATAAATATAATGGGCCTATCCCTCAATCTCTAGTAAACTTATTATATCATCAATTATAAGGGGAACAGTACTTTCTTTACCTTTCAAAATAGTATAATTAATATCATGTGTTTTAAGTAAATCAAGTATTTCTTCATCCTTTTTCTTCGCACCAGCTTCATCCTGTAACCTACCCTCCGGTACATATCGTCTTACTCTTTTAATCACATAATTAAGGTTGATAACATCTTCCCTGATAAATTCATCAACAACCAACTGTTCGAATGATGGTGATACAATGTCATAATCTGCATAAACTAACCCCATGATAAATGGACTATCAGTTACTATCACGTCAACCTTATTTTTAAGATGGAATATTCGGTTATGTTGTTTACCAAAAACATATATTTGATTACTTAAGATGTTAGTAGTTTCTTGCCAAACCTTATCTTTCGCATATTCTGTTACTAATTCAACATTCACAAATTTACGTTTTAAATCATAAAATACCCCAGCAGCAGCGGTACTTTTACCAGCCGAAGGTCCACCCATGATGTTAACTACAATAGTTTTCTTTATATTTTCGTTCATATCTTTCTGTAAATTTAATCTCTTTATTATTATATAATTCTTTAATCTCTTCTTCATTTAAAGTACCAACATCCCTCGTTTTATAAACCAAACCATTATCACCACAAAATTTTAAAGCACCTTCCTTCTTAGATAAAACACTTGGTGTATCCCATAACCTCCTTGGTTTACATTCAATAATGTATTTACTCTCAATAACAAAATCAGGAAAATAATTTCTTTTATTACCTTTATAATCAATATATGGTATCTTATATTTATTTGATTCACCTGATTCCCATTTTAAATTAAACCTTTCGATTACTTTAATCATATAAGTTAATTCTCTTAAACTCCTAAAGAACCAACCATTATACCAACCAGACCACCCATTACCTGACCCTTGTGGTGATGGTTTACCATACATAGGATTACCTTCCCCTGAATTATTTTTAGAATGTTTTTCCCTTAACTCATTCATTTTTTCATCAGCAACTTCTTCACCATATTTTTCTACCCAAATATCAAATACTGTTTTACCTGACATGTTTTTAGATTCATTATTAATTTTCCTCATTTTTAACTTAAAATCTAAAAACTTCTTTTCAGCAACTTCTTCACCATATTTTACCACCCAAACATCGTATACCGTTTTACCATACATATTATTATCAACACCAGAACCATGATTTAAATTATTTAACAATATAGCTCTAGATTGTGGTCTATTAGACCTTTCTTTTGCTGTACAACTTTGACAAGGTTTATTATCCTTTAATGCTTTCTTATATGATATAGAAGATTTATATTCAATTTCCTCACTACATTTAGGGCATTCTCTAATCATTTTTTTCATAATATTCTTTTATTATAAATATATGGTTAATTCCAAAACTCACCCCTACAAGTAAATTTATTTTAAACCACTACCCGGACCCCCGAATATGTTAACTATAATTGTTTTATTCATATACTAAAAATTTAAATTTAAACCCATTCTCTTCTTGGATATCACTACTTTCCTCTAGGAACCACTCTTCCAAAAAGTCATCATCTAAATAAGTATCACCAGCAAATTCGCCTGATACTCTAGTAAGATATAATCTATCAGCCATGTATAAAGCTTCCTTATATATCTCACCACCACCAATGATGAATATCTCACCATCTTCAAAGCTTTTAGTAGCTTCAATTAATGATGATTTAATAATACAACCTTCAGCTTTATAATCCTTGTTTCTGGTTATTATTACATTAATCCTATTTGGTAATGGTCTACCTATACTTTCATAGGTTTTCCTACCCATTATGATTACATTACCAGTTGTAAGTTTCTTAAAGTATTTTAAATCACTTGGGATATCCCATGGTAATTTACCAGCGTTACCTATAACGTTGTTTTCTGATGCTGCTACTATTATACTTATTTTTTTCATTCTATATTCCCCATAAAATCACTCATATATTTATCTAACTCATCTCTTTGGGTTTCATCCAACTCTATTGTACCTAAATCCCATTTAAATTTTTCAAATTCAAATACCTCACCAACAGGTTCATCAACATATTCAGGTCCAAACGAATATGGGTTATACCTAATCACACGTTTCTTCGCAGAAGCTGAAGTTGATGGGTTCTTTTTAAATAAACCCGGTTCTCTAATTATTCTATCTGGTGGTGCTGGTGGTAAAGGAATGTCAGTCTGGTGACTATCATTATTATTACCCTTCATTGAGTTATTGAACCCATCAGCAAAGTTGTTATTTCCTGTAACATGATTGTGATTACCAACAACATCATTGTTATTCCCTATTACAGTATTACCATGACCCCTAACGGTTAGGTTATTTCCGTATATAACATTATTATCACCATAAATGTCATTATTATTACCAGATATTCTAGCACCATTAACACGGTGCGTTGAATTGTTTGAATTGATATTTTCGTCAGTGAAAACGTCATTAACCCTTTTATTTCTTGGTTTTGTTTTACCCATAATATCTAGTTTCGGTCTTAATGGTAATGCTTGAAAATATCCCATATAACAAAATTAAGTAATTTAATTTACAAATTCACGATTACCGCAATGTTTTTTTAGTCTTACCCACTTGTTTCTTAACCCACTCTACGTATTTAGATACTTTGGGGTGGGCCAACAATAATTCCTTGGTATTATAATGTCTACCAAGTTCTTTCTCAGTGAAGAATTTATGGATGGTTGGATGACAGTCATGTTTACATAACCATATTTTAGTACTCTTCATAAAATCTTTGGTAAAGGTCTTCTTAAACCATTTATTACTATGATTAGTTTTAGGTATCAAATGATGTTCATTGATTTCACCTTCTCTTTCACAAAATTCACATTTACCTATCGTCATAATAATTAAATTAGAAAGAAAAAGGTAGTCTATTGACCACCCTCTTCTTTTCCTTTCTTCGCATTAGCAATTTCTCTGCCACTGAGCTATAAGGACTTGTTGGAGGGTGACTTTCAATCACAATCATTAAAGCCTACGCTAATTTATTCAGTTATGTTAACCACGTTTCCTAGACGTTACTAAGGTATTCCACCTCACAAGTTAACCCAAATAAACTGATTCTGGGTGTACCCACCTCCGGGTAAATTAAAAAATATGGGAAGCAAGTCTCTCAACTCCACAACTTATCTGGGTAAACCCAGTTGTTTTATTTTAAACTATTCCCAATTCAATGATGACACGCACATGTCAAGTGCGCTGGATTTTGATTCAAGATATACGACCCTGTTTAATGCAGATTCATAACTGCTTAAGTTGACATATCATCATCTATTCTTCAAAGAACTAATACAAAGATAATAAACTTATTTGGATAAAACAAGCTTTTGTAGATATTTTTTAAAAATATTTTTACAACCCCAGAATCATTTTATAAAAATAATTTAGAGGTTTCTAAAAGCTTTTCAATATAGTCAGCTGCATCATCTAAACCACTTTCTTTAGCAATTGAACATAAATAACCCAATTCACTTTTTAATTTAGGTTCATTAACTATACACCTTATTAAATTTGTTGAATCATTAATATGTTGAAAAACTGACCTAGTTTCTCTATCACGTTTTTCTATATATTCCACCTCTCGTTTATTTAATATTTCAACACATTCATCATACCAATTATTTTTTTTAGCTGATTTAATACAATGTGCGCTTATATCAGACTTCCAAAAGGAAAGAGAAACATATTTTTTAGTAGATGCTATAACATTTTCTTTATAATCCCAATATATTTTATCATAGGGTTGAAGTTCTATATGAGCAATTGCTTCTTTAAACCAACCATTCATTTTAACAGCTATATAGGATGAGTGATTTTTCACCCTCCATTCATGTAATGTAGTATATTTACCACCTTCCTCAATACATCTTTCTTTAGTCCAATATTTTTTATTACGCATTTCACCCATATGAAATACCGCTTCACCAAACCAACCATTTTTATTAGCTGAAGCAACAGCGGTGGGTGAATTATTACACCATTTACTTCTTGTACTATATTTTATAGCATCAGCTAATACATTTTCTTTCACATTCCAATAACCCCTTGGTTTGTAAAATTTATTGGGTGGTTTCCAATTAAACATCTCACATAGCTCTGGTAACATATCTCTACTTTTAGCTGCGTTATATGAATTAACATCAGCTTCCCCCCATTCAGTTAATGTTTTATATTTACTTACTTCCATTTTGTTTTATTATTTCCATACATTCATCATACCAACCATGTTTCATCGCACTACCTTTTGAACCCCTAGAATTATCACGCCATTCCTGTTTACTACTATATTTTCTAGCTTCGGTTAATACATTTTCCTTTATTTTCCAATATCCAGTTGGTTTAACCCCCCTCACTATATGAACAGTACATTCCTTTAACCAACCATAATGTTGTGCCGCTTTATATGAACCACCACTATTTTTTCTCCAATCTTTTATTGTAGTATATTTTTTAGCCTCTACTAGACACCTTTCTTTATTCCAATATTTTTTTGGTTTAATTGGGGATTCCATATGTTCTATACATTCTTCAAACCAACCATTTTTCATAGCTGATTGATATGATGGGTTAGAAGCTTTAGCCCATTTACTTCTAATACTATATTTTCTAGCTTCGGTTAATACATTTTCCTTTATTTTCCAATATCCAGCTGGTTTAGCTCCCCTCACCATATGAGCAGTACATTCCTTTAACCAACCACCATTGTAAGCTGCTCTGAAAATTGTTTTTGATTTTTGTCGCCACTCTTGTTTAGTATTATATTTCCTACCATCTTCTAGACATTTTTCTTTAGTCCAATATCCCGGTGGTTTGGTTTTATACTTCATATGGTCACAACAATATTCTAATAGTCCCTTATATTGTGCTGCTTTATATGATGCTGGGTCATTATCAGCCCACTCTCTTCTACCATTATATTTTTTACCCTCTTTTTGTAATAATTCCAAAGTCCAATAACCAGCTGGTTTTCGATGTGAATAATCTATAACCTCCCATCCGAACATTTCACATATTTCCGGTAACATACCATTTCTATATGCAGCATCATATGATGCCCTATCATTTTTTGCCCATTCACCTAATGATTTATATTTACTTAAGTTTTCCATTTATGATTTCTTTAAATTCATTTAACCAACCATTTCTCACCGCACCTCTATAAGAAGATTGTGAATATTTTCTCCAATCACCACTTGTATCATAATTCATAATCTCAACTAATATTTTTTCTTTAGTCCATTTTTTTATTGGTGGTACATACAATATCATATGAGCTGTACACCAATCGAACCAACCATTTCGTCTTGCGGCTTCACATGAATTTCTAGAATTATCCTTCCATTCTTGTTTAATTGTATATTTTAAAGCCTCCGCTAAACACTCTTCTTTAGTCCATTTCGTACAAGGTGCTCTACAATTCATATGGGTGGTACATTCTTTACTCCAACCATGTTTATAAGCAGCACTAAATCCACCACTAGATTT